CGCAAGAACTGAAGCGCGTTCGTCGTAGCAAACGCAGGAATACCTGTGTCTGGTGAGGTTAGGAGCCAGCCTGTTCCGTTGTAAAATTTCAATACATTTGGTGAGGCCGCGATGTCCACCCAGAAGTCGCCAGCATTAGCAGACTGAGGCTCGGATGGGCTAACGTAAACGCGCCCACGGTTTGCCAAGAGCGTAGAGATACCGTTTACTTTGGTCTGAGGGATCTCATCATCCGAGATAGAGAGTTTAGCGAACGGTACGAAGCCATTGCTATCTGTGAACTTATCTTCAGTCATGAGACCCGAAACACGAACCTGAGAAGTATCTTCCACGATGACCAACGTGACAAGATCGTTTTCTGTCAAAGCAGACGTAAATGTAATTGTAGAGTTAGCAGGCTGCTGGGTGTAATCGTTCGTACCGCCCTGTCGTTGCAAGATGCCGTTCCGATACACGAGAACCTTTTGATCTTCGTTGTGTACGAATGGGAACACAGCCTGAGACTGACCAGCCAGTACGTCTTGCCGTGTAAACCCACTGTCGTTGGCAGACTGAACTTTGTAAATTGTTACAAGGTCGCCGTCGTCTGTCGCGTCATTCAACGTCACTGTATTAGAGGCGGGGTCGTTTGTATAATCTGCTTCGGCCAGAAGAGCACCATTGAGGTATATTACTATACGGTCGGCAATCTCGTGGATGTAGTTGAAAGCAACTGTACCTGTTGGGTTTGCGATAACTCCGTCACCGTCTGCCGCGTTGATAACAAGGTCGAGACGTGATGAGAATAAAGGTGCCCCGATAGTTCCCACATCAGACCCAGCGGCCCCGCGCAACTCCGTAGCTGTTGCAAGAGATTTCCAGCCGTCTTCGGCTTCGGGGTAACTACCCACTCGATACTCAAGGCCGTTAATGTTGTCGTTCCTGATTTGGACAGGAGCTTGCAACACGCCCTCTTTATCGAACAAAATCTTTAAGAGTTCAGCAACAGTGCTGTCTCCTAGTTCAGCAGAGTTCAGATAGCGCACGATATTCTCGATGTCTGCGCCGATATTTCCTGAACTCGTATGGTTTCCTGGGTACAGGACTTTTAAGCGAGCCATGATCTTATTTCTCCTTGTGTAATAGGAACGCGAAACTGATAACCGTGCAGTCGGTATCAACGTCTTTGTCTTCCGTACGAAAGCGTAGGCGAAGCCCACGGAAAACGTGGTTAAACGGGAAAGAATAGTCTTGAACCAGAGGAGCATCGCCCCACCTTTTATCACCCTCAATACGATCAAGGTTCACCTCAATAGATCCGATGTCGGAACCATTTTCATCTGTAATGTCTACGTAGAAACGGCCACGACCAGTTGCTTGCACAATAAATGTGTGAGATCTCTTCGTTCCTAGAAAGTCACCCAGCCAAAGAACTGGTGTCTCTGCATTCATTGGAGATCTACGAAGATCTGAAAGACCCGTATCCTGAACAAACGTACGCGCTGTCGCTTCGTACACACCATCGGCTGTTCCGAACATTAGTCTGCCGCCCAAGAACGTGCCGCAACGCGGCAGAAGGGTATCGCCTAACTGAAAGTTTACGAGCTTGTACCCAGCGCGGAAGTTCATAGACAGTCGGGTTGTCTGGGTGCCACCTGGCCTTGGAAAGAATACGTGATAGGACTGCGTATCAGGGTCATAGACCGCCGATATGCTCTCGGGATTTGGCGTTGTACGTACGAGTTCTTGGTATAGAGGCTCGACCTCATCAGACAAAGATGCTTCAGCAATGGTAATGCCGTTTTGCTCGGAGCGCATAATTGAGTGGATGCCGCGACGAGAGCAGAACAAAAGATCGGAGCCAGCGTTCACAATCGTATTGTGCGATATACACCCGATACGAAGATTGGCACGACTGTCGAGCTGCCACTCCTCAAAGTCTGGGTCGATTATATAAACTAACGTCTGGTCTCTAGTGAAAACAGCAAGGCGGTTAGCCTCAAACGTGCCCATTCCAACAATCTCATCGGCTGTTCCGATAAGGTTACTGATGTCAATAAACGCTGCTCGTGTGACTTCTTCGGTAGGCGCTTCTTCTTCCAAGAAGATGTCGGGATTGTCTACGCGAGAAAACTCAATAGTCGTGGGTCTATCCTTAAACCCAGCAGTAGCCAGGCGGCGCTGAATAGGTACGCCGAACTTTGGTTTGATTGAGGCCGTAGATGTCGAGAACTCAAACCCATCATATCGGTACATACGCGTATCTTGATTGAAGATATGCACCTTACCTTGGAAGTTAGTCATAGAAACGATTGCATTCTTGGCAAACGCGTTGAAAAGTTTATGCCCTCGATCAGACGCGAGGTGAGTTCCCGCCGCGTCCTCCTCCGCAAAGCACACGCCATCACGGTTGTAGAAGCGCAAGCACTTTACAGGAAATCGGTTCGATCCTTGATGAAGATAGAAGGCTGGATCGCGAATAAGCTGACCTCGGTAGTCAACATAGCAGTTGTCTAACTGCCAAAAATTTTGCTCCTCCTCGGTCTCCAACGCAGTAACGTCGCGAGAGCGATCAATACCACGAAAGCCGTAATAAGTACGGCTTGTGGATTTTATAGATATTGGGGAGTAGGCAAGTCTCGACATTACATGTACCTGTGATTAGATCCGCCATCCACTATCTTCATTTCGTACTTCTTGTTTCCGTACGAACGCTCGTGCAACAGGTTGGCCATGTTCGCCTGATACAACTGAAGAAAGATCATAGCCTTGTCCGATCCTTGCTGAATGAAGTAATGAGCCGTTAGGCCATCAATCATGATCATGTCGGGTATGGGACGTATTTCAGTTATGTCGTTGTAGTAATCAATATCTTCGCCGCTATAGTATGGATGCTGCCGCAAGTCCTCGATCACTCGGTTGGCAAGTTCGATCATGAGCATCATGACCTCACCATCCACACGAGACGGAGAGAAGTTGCCCGCTCTAACGAGAGCAGAGCGTACTAAGTTTTCCAGTGGGGAGTGGTCGCCCCTGCCCGCAGCGAAGGGCTTCTGTACGCTCTTTTCAGCCATTAGTCTTCCTCTGCGTTAATCACTCGGCCAGACCAAACCATGTGGTGCTTCATAAGAGCTTCGGTCAAATCAGATGGTACGCGCCAGCTTACGTGCTGCCGTGAGCCATCCCAGATACCGCGAACTCGCGCTTCGCCAACCCGTAGGTCGTAAACGGAAGTTTCTGGGCTTGATGATACGAACATGGTGAATGCAGATTGAGGCGCGGGAGCCTTCTTTGCCTTTGCTTTCTTGGACGCAGCCTCACGTCGCTCGGACTTATCTTCGGTCCATGCCTCGTTTTCGGGCGTGGATGGATCGTCAGCTACGAAGTGACCGTCCTCTGTACGTGCGCGTTTGCGTGCCATTGAGCTTCTCCTTTGGGATTGTCTGTTCATTTATGGGGTTTATATGCGGTGTAGTCGTCCCTAATGCGAAAGGGCCACGCATAAGCGCAGCCCTCTCTAGTCGTGTAGCTATCTGGGAGGATTAAGCTACAGCGTTCCAGTTCTTGATGTAATGGTGCGTCTTATCTTGAAGCAATTCCAAACCACACTCGGTTAGGTACTCGTGCTTGACCGCATCCATATCATTCGCTTGACGATCACGAAGCAACTGTGTGTCGCGACCTTCCATGAAGCGATACTTTAAGTGAGGGAAATCAATGATCACCGCCGCGTTGTCCATCCCTGGCACCTGACGGAATTGTGGGTGCAAATGCACCATCAAGTCGCCTGCAAAGGTTGAATAACGAGTAAGGTTCACACCGTACGTGCCCTCAACAACAGTCGGCTGCCAACGGTCTTTGCCAAACTTCTGAAGGTGGCCTGCAACTTTAGCGCCGCAGAACATGATCTTCTGGTTTGAACCGAAAGCGAACACGTCCTCGATCAGAGCGCGGTCAAACTGGTCTTCAGTCATTGCGCCTGATGCAGTTGATCGGTCATTCACGTTAGTGATTGTGTTGATCAAGCCGCCTGTGTAGCGAGTTGGCTGTGAAGAAGAGGCATTAGCTTCGTGCTTTTTGCCAAAAAACATAGCGCGCTCAATGTCTTGCATGTGCAATTTGAGAGCTTTAGTCGCCATCTCGTCTTCTTTGTCGCCTGTACGAAGGTTAGTCGCACGCAAAGTTTCTGTAACTGTGAAGGCAGTACGGAAAATTTGTGTGAAGTTGGAAGCCACGCTCGCATCGAATGAGATGCCAGTTGGTGATGTCGCGCCTTCTTCGTACGCTGTACCCGCGATGAACAACTCGGCACCGTCAGCGATAGACGCTGCGCCGCCACCAATAGCACGCTCAACAGTAAGTTGAGTTGCTGTGCTGTCAGCCGTTGCACGCATTACTTCGCCAGTAGCTGAGTTCACAATAAGTGTACCAGCCACAGCAAACGTACCAGCGTCGTTGTCAGTGATAGTAATTGAAGTGGCGCTATTTGTTGCGGCACCATTTGCTACCAATGCACGAGCAGGAAGCTCGTCACGGAAGTTCTTGTACTCTGGATCGTCAGTGGCTTCAGAAGAAGTCATTGACATCAAAGCGTTCAGCGGTGCATTGCCATTTGGCTCAAGCAGACTAAAAAGTTCGCGATAGTTCTTAGGGCGGAAGTCGTTTGTAAACTGTCCAGTGCCCCGCAGTCCTTGAATACCAGCCATTGCTAGTCTCCTTTAGGTTTAGGTTACATTTATGCGAGGTACTCAAGATCACGCGGAACATTCACGCGCAGACCCTTCGTCCCTTATGCAACATCGACGTAAAGGGAGCCGTAGCGCCAATCGACATTAACTAGATATTGTCAGAAAACTTTGTAGTGGTCGTCCCACATGAAAAAAAATCGGCCCGAAGGCCGACTTTTCCTAACCCATACGGCGGTTCATAGCGCCTGCTGCAAGTCGTGCGAGGGTATCATCACCGCCTGTTTCGGCTGCTTGGCTAGTCGGCCCACCCGCTTGAGAACGTAAGTACGCCTCACGACGGCCTGCCATTTCGCGTAAGCGTTCGAACTCTGGCGTATTCATTTGGTTCTTAAAGTCGTTGATGACTTTCTCAGTAAGGCTGGTGTCAGCAAAGTCCTCTGCTGTGTACCCACGCTCCAAAGCATACGCACGGAAGTCGTCGATAGCCTCATCAGGAAGCCCTGCTGCTTGCTGCGCACGATCCAAGTTGTTTCGGATGGATTGCATGATAGCCTCTTCGCGAGAGCCGATAGCCTGGTCGCGACTGTCGTTCCCCTGCTGACCCGCCTGCTGTGCTTGCTGTAGGATCTTCTGCATCATCTGCATTTGAGAACCCATAGCCTGCTCCATGCGGCCCATGCGGTCATATTGTTCGCGATAGCCTGGTGGTAGCGAGATAGCATTCTCGTCTTCGTACTTTGAGAACTCTTCCGTCAGCTTTGCGGACATAGCAGCAGCGTCACCTTTTTGTGCGGTAACTGGCTGCGCGACCCCTGGCTGTGCTGGGCGGTCGTTGCCCATCTGAGTGTTCTTAGTCATCGACTTCAAAGCTGCCGCCATCAGTTTGGCGGTGTCCTCGGCGTTACGGCCTGTCTTCTCCATAACCAAATTAGCTATGTCGTTGATGGGCTTCATCTGAGCTTGCTTGTAGTTGAGGTCGCGATAGCGTTCGTACGTACCCGCAATCTGAGAAGGCGAAAGTTGACGGTCTTCTTCGCCAATCTTCACATTATAGATGATTGCTTCAGCTTGCGTTTTGTCGCCCTCTGTTTCGGGAGATGCCGCAGAAATCGCCTTCTCTTGAGCGGTCTCTGGCGCTTCCTTCGGCGCAGAAGGTTCTGGTGCAGGACCACCCATTTGGCGTGCTGCTATGCGTGCTACTTGGTCGTTATCCATTTTAGGTTCAATGGCCATTTTAGTTCCTTTCTGAGCGGCCTTGGCGGCTCGTGGCTTCATCAAGTGAAAGCTCACCCTCTAGTTTAAGGATGAGCCGTTGGGGCAGATTGAGCATTTGCTCTGCTGCCCATATTGCGCCTCGCTGAAAGTCCATCTGCTGTTGCGTCATTTCTTGGGTACGAGCCATTTGCAAAGCAAGCTGAAGGATCTCCTCCTTCATCACTTCGTTTATGGTTTCCCACCCCTTACTTTCAGAGAGTTCTTTTATGTTTTTGATGTTGCTTTTGATGTTCATGGTGAATGTGTTGGGTTACTTGGTCTTCAGACCAGAGCGTTTTTTCTTAACTGGCGCTTTGCCAGCGCGGACAGGAGAACATGCCTTCTTTTTGACTGCGCTCTTTGCTTTACCGTACTTCATTACTTCTTTCCCTTCTTCCACGATATGCGTTGTTATTTACCCCTTGGAGCGTTCTGGTCTCGGACGATGTACTTGAGTTCCGTCTCTATGGCGGTAAGTCTTTGCTTGATCCCGTTGATATCCATGATGCTCATTGCAAGACCCTCGGTGTCATCCCAGACCTCATCAATCTCGGCCCAGATGTAGTCAACTGCCTCGATAAGTTCACTTACATCCCTCTTCAAATTCACGTTTTCTTCTATAGCCATCTTGGAACCAAGCTGGCTTACCGTCTCTTCTAGGCTGCTAATGGTTGCCGCCTGCTGAGACACCCACCAGACGCCGCCAGCAAGTTGCGCAGACATGGCCAGCACCAGTGCAATCGGTAACTTGAATTCGCCCATTCAACAGTCCCACGCTTTTCGTGACCAATAGTTTGCACTCAACTTGTTGCTGCCACCCTTGATGCCACCGCTTCGTGCGCAGTAGCTCTTCTTGCGGGCAGGCTTGGACTTTTTAATGGTCATCTTCGGATCGCCAAAACGAACAATCTTTTCCTTGCCGCCCGAGCACGCCTTTACAACAGACTTCTTCTTCGAGCCTGCTGGGGCACGCCGTGGCTTGTTGCACGGCATGTCCTTCTTACTGATAGGTTTCTTAGCCATCGGGACTGTCTCCTTAGTAGCAATTTATGAATGAAGGAGGTCAGTGTCGTCCTTTCAGAGCCTACATTCAGAGAACTCCACGTTGGTGCTTAGGATGATCCTATCCTCGTCAGCCATGTGAGGGTTGGTGTAGTGAGCCATGTGAGCAGGGAAGACAACAACCGAACCCTTCTGGGGGCAGAGTGTGTATTTGTCATTCCATAGGTGGAAGCCATTTCCGTAAATCATATTGTACGAAGGGGACGCTGGGTTTCTAAAAACAATTTCCCCAGTTCCCTCACTTGTCGCGCCATAGAAGACGCAAGCTAAGTGAGCAAAGCTGTGTATGTGTTCGGGCGCAAAATGGCCCTTTCCGTATATAGAAACCCAAGAATTAGTAAGGCGAAACGCAGGGTCAGCATCTAAGTTTTTAGTGTACTTCTCTATTTGTTTGACCAACGCCTGATGTATAGGATGGAACCTCTCATCTTCATCAAGACGGTACTTACCATGACTGGTGTACCCATGTTCTTTGTAGTCTTCGGGAGATTGAGCACGATCAAACTTATTCCAAGCGTGGCTTATTAGTTTGCCGTTGGGGTCTTTGTTTCTTAGATCGTAGGCGTCTTTGCATAGATTGTCTGCAAGCTCCTCTCCATTCTCTACAACTTCATAAAAAATGGGGAAGCCAAAGGGGTTGGCAAATGTCATTGATGGTTTCCTTGAAATTGAAGAGTAAGAGGCGTTAGTCCCTTACTCTGATAGTGCTTTATGGATGCGATCCCAGATAACGTCGGAAGGTTCTTTCGAAAAAACAAACCCGCCCTGATTGCTATCAATACATATCCTAGTACCCTTTATAGGATCGGCGTCTGGCTCCCCATCAATCGCAATGATGAAGGTATCTGTGAACATGACGTTTGAGATATCTATAAAATGTTGAACGTCATGATGGTCAGTATAAGGAATGAGCTTCATATTTAGTCCTCTGATGGTAAGGCTGCTGTTTCTGGTGGCGAAAGTGGCATGTCTGGTACATTCGAGTAATCGTCTTCGATTGTATCTGGAACCGTTGAAGGAAGGTTGCGAAGAGCATCGCGGTATGTTGCCCAATCGGTGCGAGCGGTTGAGAACGCCGCAAAACTAGCAGCGTCCTCTATTGCACGAAGCATATCCACATCGCTTATAGCTAACTTCTCGTCGCGGGTTGCCCGCATATTTTTAATAAGGAGATTTCGATCTACAGACATTAGTGTTCTCCATTGTATTTCATGGATGGTTTTTCAGAGCAGTAGGTGTACGGGAAGCTGCGAGCTGTGCCGTCTTCGCCAACACCCCAGATGATACGAAGACCTCCTGGTGCGCCGTGCCCGCCGCCTGAGCTTGTGCCCGAACCGCCACCGCCGCCGCCGTGTAAGCCGCCAACTCGGTGTCCATTGCCGTTGCCGTTTTCTGCGCCGCCCGTGAATTGGTTTTCGCCATACGCGCCTCGCGTACCGCCAGAACCGCCGCCACCGCCGCCGTAGAAGGGGGGTGAGCCAAAGTTGTACGAAGTCCAGCTTCCGCCATTACCAGGGTATCCAGAACCAGCGTTGGTGCCGGTTCGAGGTACTAGACCGCTTCCGTGGGTGCCTCTGCTGCCCTGCCCGTCTAAGCCTACGCCGCCGCCTGCGCCATATCCATGAGTTGACGAGT